AGCAGGCCGTAGCGGTTCTTCGCATCCCAGGCCGCGGTCCTCTCAGCGAACAGGATCCGCTCCTTCCCGCCCTTGGCCCGTGTCCGGCCGTCGTTCCCCTCGACCAGCCGCGTCCTGTAGTTCGCGAACAGGAGAGCGTCGGCCCACTCCTTGACGAGCGGGGCCACCTGACGCGAGAGCTTCAATTCGTACCGATCCCAGCCCTCGTCGAGGTCGGGCGGTGTCGTCCGCTTCACCGTCGAGTGGCCGACGAACACGACGTTCACGCCGCGGTCGATCAGACCGTCCGCCATGCCCAGGAACGCCGACATGACCTCGGCGAGCTTGACGAACCCCTTCCCGAACCCGTAGTCCTCGACGCTCCGCTTTCCGTCCTTGCGGAGCATGTGCTCGAGGGCGAGCCGCTCGGCCCAGTCCACCGAATCGACGACCACCGTCTCGAAGCCCTGGGCGTTGCCGCCGAGGTCCACCATCGCCCCCTGGAGCGTCATCCAGTCGGAGCACCGGACGCGGGCACAGTCGATCTGCCGCGTGCCGTCCTCGGTGTCGAGGATCACGGGGTTCGGGAACTGTGCCGCCAGCGTGCTCTTGCCGATGCCCTCGGTTCCGTACAGGACCACGCGGGCCGCTCCGCGGCTGACGCCGCGCTCGATCTTGATCGCCATCACTCCCCCTCCATTCGCCGGACCGTCTCCATGTCGACCCAGCCCGCGCGGGCCAGCGTCGCGAAATCGGAGGCGGCCGGTCCGTCGACCGCCCCCGACCGGGTGCATCCATGCCGACCGGCATCCCGCCGGCATCCTCCGCCGCGGCATCCGCCACGGGGCTCCTCCATGCGATTCATCACCACAGCCAGGCCGACCGCCACGGCCCCGAGCGTGAACGTCATCAAGAACGCCGCCGCCGCGATCAGCCAGAAGCCCAGCCACGCGTCGCTCATCGCAGCACCTCGCCTTCGGTGTCGTTCGCGATCACGCGGAACTCGTCGAGGCTGGCCTTCGCCCGGAGGAACAGGGCCGGGCCGGCCGGGATGGCGTAGAGGCCGTCCCCGACGGGCCGGGCCTGGGCGACGAGCTGCTCGAGCACGCGCCCGGGGGCCATGAGCTTTTGGATGGCCCGGGCCTTCCGCTGGAGGAAGGCCTCCCACGGGCCTTCCCGGTAGTCGCGCCGGTGGTGGGCGTGGTTGTTGAGCATGGTCAGGCCCTCCCGATGTGCGAGATGGGAGCCACGAGCACGCCGCAGTCGACGTCGACCATCACCGTCGAGCCCTCGACGCCGATCACCCGACCGGCCCACTGCTTGCCGCCGCTGGACCCGTTGATCCAATCGCCGATCGACGGCAGCGGCCGACCGTAGACGTCCTGCATCCCTGCCACCGCCGCAGCGGCTTCCGCATCGCCCGGCATCCGTTCGTTGGCGTCCATGCCTTCGTTCCTTTTTGTGGTGTGGTTAGAACTGACGCGGGGTGTTGTAGGGGTGTGGTTAGAACTTGTCAACAGGGAAAAAGGTCGCGAGTTTCGCGGCGATTTCCGCGACGGCAAAAACATGGCGGGCCAGCGGCGAATCCGAGCCCAGTTCCTGGCCGAGCCGGACGAGGACCAGGGCGGTGGTCAGGTTGTTCCAGTTGATCCGACGCATCGGTTTCTCCTGCTTGTAGCGTTGTGGTTAGAACCACAATCGGCAGTTCACCGAGCGGGCCTTGAATGAGATCAGGCGGAGCGCCGGCCCTTGCGGGGGCGGCCGGTCGCCGGGATGTCCTTCGCCTTGCGCTCGACCTCGTCCTTGTCGTAGACGAGGGCGCGGTCGTGGAGATGGCCGCACCACAAGTCGCCAGCCAGGGCGAGCTGGCGGATCCGGCCCATGCTGCAGCCGAAGATGTCGGCCGCTTCGCGGGTGTTGATGTAGGTCCGGCCGGGCTTCGGTTTGAACGGCATCTTCATGGCCTCCGTAGCGTAGGGGTTCGGGGCCGTGAATCAACACGGCGGCCAGAGGTTCACCCGCGGACCTGTTTCGCGGCCTCGATCATGTCGGACAGCCGGCCCTTCGTGATGCCGGCGGGGATGCGGATCCCGAGGCTCTCGGCGTAGGCGATCTGCCTGTCGGTCGGGGCGTCGGTCCGCCAGGAGCCGGGCCACCTGGGCCACGACAGGACGCCGCCGGCCGCGACGAGCAGGGCCACGACGGCCCCGGCCAGGCCTCCCTTGGCCGTGAACGGCATGACCAAGGCCGCCACGACCGCGACGCCGATCGCGAGGAACAGACCGGCGGCCCGGATGCTGTAGACCAGGACGGGTACCACGCCAGTGTCCATCGAACGGCCTCTGGTATGGGCTGCAGAGTCAGGCCTGTTTTTGGCCCCGAATGACCGGGCAGGATCGAAACGTTTGAAAGTGGCGGGGGTGTTACCGAACCATTGGGCGACCAACGGTGCGGCGGCCAATCGGCACGGCCGTCACAACCGGAAGTCGCCAAGGAAGGAGGACACACGGCACGGATGCGTGGCCTATACCCTTTGCGGAGGTACGCACCATGACACTCGACCGATTCCTGACTGACGTTTACGTTCCGCTCCGGCTCCGGAGCCGCTCGCCCGAAAGCGTCCGCCTGCTGCGGCACGCGATCACCCAGTTCTCCCGGTGGCTGGGCCGCCCCGCCACGCTCGACGACCTCGACGACCTGGTCGTCTCCCAGTGGCTGACGAAGATGGCGGAGAAGAAATCGCCGAACTCCGTGGCCCGGGAGCGGTCCGGGATCCTCGCGATCTGGAATCTCGCCCAGGGCCGGGGACTCGTGCGGCTTCGCCCGACCGTCGCGCCCGAGCTGATCCCGCAGTCAACGCCGCGGGCCTTCACCACGGACGAGCTTGCGCGCCTGGCCGCGGCTGCACAGTGGTCGAGCGGGTGGGTGGGGCCGGTGCCGGCCAGCACCTTCTTCCGGGCCTTGATCGCCGTGGGCCTCGAGACGGGCGAGCGGATCAACGCCCTGTTGAAGACGCCGCGGCACTGCTGGCACCGCCCGACGTTGACCGTGCCGGCCGTGATCCGGAAGGGCCGCCGGCAGGAGCGGGTCTACGAGCTCTCGCCCGAGGCCTGCGAGCTCGTCGACGCCGTCACGGCCCACGACGGGCCGACTGTGTTTTGGTGGATCGCGTCCGACACGGCCCTCCGCAAACGGTGGAAGACGATCACGCGGCGGGCCGGGCTCGGGGACGGCCGCGAAGTTCAGTTCCACGCCTTGCGGCGGTCCACGGCCTCACACCTGGCGGCCGCCGGCCTCGACGCGACGAGCTACCTGGGGCACTCGACGGACCGGATCACGCGGCGGTCATACCTCGACCCGCGCGTGGTGGACGCGAGCCGCCCGAAGGCTTGGCAGAGCCTGCCGCGGATCTTCAAGCCGGAGCCGGAGCCACCGGCGGCGGCCGGGTGAGCGTTCCAGATTCCAGAATCAGGAACCTGCGGCCACGCCGAAGACGGCTAGCATGAACGCGGCCTCTACCTCCTTGCGGAGGTCGTCCGGTCGGCCGTGGTTTTTGATCACGCGGTCGCAGTCGTGCGGGCCGATGAGCCGGTCGCTGACATGGTCGCCTTCATGCCTGGCGAACCGGTCCACCCACCAGACCTCCCCGCCACGCTCGCGAATCGCCTCGACCTCGTTCGGAAACCGCGTGCCGCAGATGGCAAACACCTGGGAGCCGATGGTCTCGGCGAGTGTGTCGATCCGCTGCATCGTCAGCCGGACCCAGATGTCGGGGTGGATCATGTCGCGGCCCCACTCCGTGCCCAGCGTCCGCAGGCAGTGACGTGGAACGACCTCGAGGTCGCCGGCGAGAACGCCGCGTTCCTTCTGGGTCCGGTCGCGGAGGACTTCCTCGGGCACACCGAACATGGCCGCGAGGCCGCGATAGATCGGGTCCGCCCACTGAAGGTGGTGAGCCCCGGGGATCATGCTCGCGGCGAGCGTCTTCCCGGCCCCGATCGCCCCAGCCAGGCCGATGATGCGCGGTCCGCGGCGTCGATCCTTCACGTTGTCTGCCTCCTGGTAGTGCCTCACCATGCCGATCAGATGAATGACGTAGGCCGCGAGCGTGCCGCTCGTGCCGTGGTAGGCGCCGCTGAACCGCCGCGCCCGCCGCTCGGCCTCCTCGAGCTGCTCGTCGGTCAGCCAGACACCGCTCATCGCTGCTCCCGGTAGCCGCAGATGTGCAGGACCTTGGAGATGTCCTTCCCGGCCTGCTCCACGTGCTCCTCGCTGGCCGTTGGGAACAGGGCGTGGATGAGCTCGTGGATGATGATCGTCATCCGGTGCCGGCCCCGGAGGCCGTCGTGGATCAGGATCCGCGGCCGCTTCGAATTCTGGGTGAACGTGTAGCCGTAGGCCTGGCCCTTCAGGCCAGTGAACCGGAGGAGCCAGGGCTCGTCGCCGTTGAGCGTGATGTGGTGGTCCTCGCTCACGACGACCTCACCTTCCCGTTCGTGATGCGGAAGTTCGACACGTCGAATTGCCCGTCGGCCCCGACCCGCACGCTTGCGAATCCGTGGTTGAACTTGTTGATCCGGGCATATTCCGGCCGGAGGTCGCACAGGCAGCCCGTCGACCAGCAGAAGACCTCGCGGCCGAACATATCCGGCTCGCAGTGGGCGCTCGTGCGGTGCCCGTGGCCCTCCAGCACGGTGTGCTGGAGCCGCAGGAACGCCCCGCGGGCCTGGTTCACCGGAGCTACGAACCCCTTGCCCTTCTCGTGGCCGTGGAGGATGGGCAACAGCCCGGCCATGATCGGCCGCTGGTCCTGGACGAACTCGATCCCGTGATCTTCCATGTCGAGCCACTGGTCGAGGCCCATCCGCTTCTCGTCGGAGATCTCGGGGGCGTGCTGCCAGAGCCAGTGGTTCCACCGCTCCTCGTGGTTCCCGGCCTTGAACACGATCGGGATCTCGGGGAACTGGCCGCGGAGCCAGGCGAGCATCTCGCGGGTGGCCGATACCTCGGCCTTGAAGTTCCGCTTCCGCGGGTCCTTCGTGTAGCGGCTGATCGCGTAGAAGTCGGCGATGTCGCCGTTGAGCACGAGGGCGTCGATCAGGTCGCCCTGGAGCTGGTCGACCGCGGCCCGGAGGGCGGTCTCGTCGTGGTAGGGCACGTGGATGTCGGACAGCACGCCGACGTTGCCCGTCACGCCGAGCTCGTGCGGCCCCCATGCGTCGGCCTTCGACGGCGGCATCGCCGCGACCTGGCCGGCCTGCCGGGGCGGGCGAGGCGCGACGGGGTTGCATCGCTTGCGGTGTTGGTGGCCGCAGACGCCGAACTGCCGGCGGATTCGGCCGTAGGCCGCCTGGAGCGTGATCGCGCCGTTGGCCTCATCGAACAGCCGCCGCCCGAGCGTCTTCGCCGGGGCGTCGGGGTGCTCGAGGCACAGCCGCCGCGCCATCTCGGTGATCGGGTCGCCGCCTGTTTCGCCGCGCTGTGGCATCCGTGCCTCCTGGGTTGGCTGGCAGTGTGCCAGGCCGGTGGGGTGAGTCAATTTTCGCCGAGATAAAACCTCTCGACCGCCTTGTAGCCGTCGCGGATGGCGTGTTGGGCCTTGTAGCCGACTTCGTTCAGCCACCGCTGGCGATCCCCGCATCCGCACCCGCCGGGCTTGCCCTCGGTGCGAGTGAGCCGCTCGACCCGTTCCTTCGTGATGCCGACGGCGGCCAGGCCACGCTCGACGAGGTCGCCGATGGCGATCGGCTTCCACGCTGGATCGCGTCGCTTGTGTGGGTACGCGGGGTGGCTTGCGTCAACGAGCCAGCGGTCGCCGTCCTGCTCCACCACGCACGGCATCACCTCCGCGAGCGTATAGCCACGCTGCTGGCACCGCGCTTCAAGGTGCTTTCGGTGGCAGCGGATCATGGGAGTCGAGAGATGGTGATTGTTGGCTTCGGGAAGTTCGCGCATACAGATGACTCGGCAATGAGGTCATCGAACCATTCATTCTCATAATCGGCGCCCGCGCCCAATGGCGGGAAGCGGTTTGTTGTGAAAGTCGGCTCACCAAGTTCCACCTGCCCGGACGGAATGCCGTCTTCGTCTACTGGTATTGCTAACACAGGATACTTCCAGGCGCATGTCCGATATCCCCAAATAGGATTGGCGCCTGGGCCGTAAATGTTCCAGTAATTGAACAACCCAGAAAAAGACCTCGTAACGCTAACTTCTATGTATTGCGGCTTACTCCACTTCCATTCGCACTGCTCGCCCCTATAGATACTTGTGCTCAACCCGCCGAATGAAATGCTTTGGGAACAAGTGCCGCCTACGTTGAAGGCTGGGCCGCCGACGTACCCTGTTCCGCCCCGCTCGTGAAATGTGTCTATCCAGTGGTCGGACCTCGATTGCAACGAATCCTTCCATTCCTGGCACCACTGCCCGGTGGTGTCCATGGTTTCTCCACCAATGAAAACGGACGAAGTCCATCCACACCCATTACCTGAGTCTGCGCCGCTTGAAGAAATGTCTCCCCAGGTGACTTCGGTATAAATGGCATTCATGTCTTCGGCCGAAATCCTTCTACATGCGTCTACTTCCTCGTATTCGCCGCCGCCTTGAACGTGCGCCGTCGCGCCGTCTGTGTTTGAGTCTGGCAAGCCGTTTGCCGTAATGTCGATGTCGGAGCAATTCTGCACGTTCTCCGATGCTGCGAAGTAGCCATAGGCCGCAGGATACAAATAACCGCCACCCAGCGGCTGGTTCACTTGTCCGCGTTGATGCAAATACAGACTGACGTGCCAGCCACCGGGCAGTTGCAAGTATGGATCACCATTCCCGCGATACTCCACCCTCACGGCCTCGGCGTCAAGTGCGCAACTGTCGATGTTGGCGCATGTGTATCCGTAGATACATTCGTCAGAAGGCCAGTGTGGAAGCGGGAAGAACTGGTAGATTGACCAGTAATTGTATAGACGCCGCACGACGATGGATCGGCCGTTAAACCTGTTGAGGCAACTCTCAAACGTCTCGTGCGCTAAGTAGCCGTCGCCGCCGTTGTCGATATTGACTGCCGTGATCTGCCCGAACGTCGGGCTTTGCGGATCGCTGTCAACCTCCGCAGAGAGTTGGGCTCCGGTTCCCTCGCTTGGCTCGATCTGCGTCACCGTCACCGTCACGTTGGCAACGCTCGCCGGCAGGCTTGCGTCCTCGCGGTAGTAAACGCCGCCGCCGACAATGTCGCCTCCGCCGGCCGCGCCTCCTGTCTTGTAGTACCGCCCGCCGCTGCCGACGCCAACTTCTCCGATGATGCCGGTGTTTCTGTAATGCGAACCGCCGTCAGTAA